GAAATACTACGGTAAATCCATTGGGATACGGCCAGACAGCCTTCCTCCCACTCCACCCCCCCCTCTCTTCTAATGAAGAGTATTAGATATGGTAAACTTTAAACCAATATCGTGACACTATGTGTCCCGGTTGTTCCAGCAAGTTGGTACTGGAGCCATGTCTAATATTTAGATTTAGACCCATCTATATATATATGTATATGTATATATTAGATTAGTTTATTCATACATAAACATAACACAACACAAACAAAATCAGCATATGTGAGTACCTTAAACTAGGCTAGGCTAGACAAGCTTCGGTTGATTGCATTATCACATAGGTGCATCAACAAACTGGTGGTTGCCACAGTGGAGACGAACTCCGAAGGCAGCCGACCACCTTGTTGTGAAGAGCCCCGTTTAAGCCCCCCCATATATGTTGATTAGTACTTTCCAAATCAAACGGTTTTATGGTTAAAATTTTTACTATAAACCTAGTCTGAGATGATAAGATTCAAGGGCTGTGATTGGGCAAGTTGGTACTCAAGAACTTTTAGTCATGATTCAATATGATTTGAATACGCTTGTTGTGTTGTAGTAAAAGAACTCTTTTCAAACACTACGCTGTCACGTTAATCACCGAGTTTCAAAAGGAAAAATCTTAGTAGTGATGTTTTGCCTTCCCAACGAGTGTTGGTAGTCACGGATCGAAGAGATCGACATCACACACTGAGATGTTCGTTAGATACAAAGTGATTAATCGTGAGTGTTCGAATTGATGTTTTGTGTTTATATATGTAGCTCATGTACAAAATTCTGGCTCTGCAGTTTTCAAGCTCCTTAAGACTTAAAGCCACTGGGCTTAATGTGGGAGAAGTTCTCCTAGTGTAAGAGATGAACTCCGTGCGCTCGTTAGGTACCGGATAACTCAGAGTGTTGGTTCTGAGAAGGAGTGTCTGAAGGTTATATCCAGAAGTTTGTATTGAGTAAAAAATAAACTAATCGTTGTTTTTAATAAGAATAGGCGTAGTTTAGTTAGTCATAGGTTCATTTATGGTAGATTATACTATAAGCTTCCTCGTCTCTTAGGTTTAGGGCCGTGGATAAGTCAGCAAGTTGGCACTGATAGATCTATTGTGATTGATCCATTGTTCTAACTAGTCCACGTCCTGTTCTTTAGCTTTTGTTTAAATATATGTATAAAAATTTTTCTACTATTATTTTTCAATTTGTGTGCTCTAGAGTCAAATTATGGCGAAGGCTGGTTTGGATTTTGGTACTACTTTCTCTACTATCAGCAGTTATGTTAATGGTGTTATGAAAGTTTTGAAATTGAACGAAACTGAATTTATCCCTACCTGTTTAGCCATAACGTCTAATAATGATGTGGTTGTTGGAGGTCCCGCTCAAGTATTGTCTAATAGTGACATGCCTAACTGTTACTTTTATGACTTGAAAAGGTGGGTAGGTGTTGACAGTATCAATTATAATGTGATAAAAACCAAAATCAATCCAGTGTATGTCACCGAGTTACGTGGTAACGACGTGTACATCACTGGTATCGATAGAGGTTATACCTGCACTTACACAGTCAAACAATTGATATTGTTATACATTGAAACTTTAGTAAGATTGTTTTCTAAAGTTGAGTCCATAACCATAACTAGTCTTAACGTCTCTGTTCCAGCTGATTATAAATGTAAGCAGCGTATGTTTATGAAATCAGTTTGTGACAGTCTAGGTTTTTCATTACGTAGAATTATAAACGAACCATCTGCAGCAGCTATATACTTTGTTTCAAAGTATCCGCAGTATAACAACTTCCTGATGTATGACTTCGGAGGAGGAACTTTTGATTCTTCTCTAATAGTCAGAGACGGTAAGTATGTCACAGTGGCTGATACTGAAGGTGATTCGTTTTTGGGAGGTAGAGACATTGATAATGCTATCGCTGACTATATAACAACGACGTATGGTATGAAAGGTGGTTTGTCCGCTGACGTACTGGCGTCTATAAAGGAGGATTGTAATTCTAAGGGTAGAGAGAATTTCAATGTTATAGATTCATCAGGCAAACTTCATAATGTGAAATTCACAAGACAAGATCTGAGTCGTTGCATTGAACCTTTCTCTAAGAAGAGCATAGCACTGCTTGATAATATGGTAGTGCGTAACATAACAAAAGATTCCGCTGTGTTTATGGTTGGAGGTTCATCATTGTTGAAGAAAGTTCAACATGATGTGATGAATTACTGTGCTAGAACGAAACTAGAATGCATCATTGATAAAGACCTTAGATCAGCAGTGTCATTTGGTTGCTCTATGTCACATGCCCAAGAAGACACAAAAAATATGATATACATCGATTGTAATTCACATCCCTTAATGGACATATCATATTTTTGTTCTCCAAAGATTATAGTTAGGAAACCTATGGCCATACCTTATACTGGAGTGCGAGAAGAAACCTTAACAAGACACTATACAACAATTTTGAACGTTTACGAGGGATCAGATCCCTTCGTTTTGAACAACGATTGGTTGATTAGTGCCAATATGCAGTCCAACAAGTACGGTGAGATAGGTGATACATTACAATATCTTTACAAATATAATGTAGATGGCATCTTAGAGTTGGTTGTGAGGAATAAAAGAACAGGTAAGGAGACGGTACTTCCCAATTCCTTTGCTTTGACTGAGAGTATAAAGAAGCTGGATGTAAATCTAACTCAATTGTCAAATATTGATGAATTGGCAACTTTGGTAGCTATTATGAGTTACTATAAGCCTGAATTAAAGTACCTCCTGACTTATGTAAAGACACCAACTATTTTTGAAAATGAAATTAAGAAATTTGGATCTGGTGAAGATTTATATAAATCCTTAGCTGCTCTGAATAAAAATTTCAAGTAAATTTGGATGTCATTAATTATAGTTATATATTCATTTTGTGACGGTATTAATATATATTATTGTAGTGATAGACGTGATTTTGAAGGTGATCACCAAGTTAGGCAATTAGACAACCTTCAAGACTTGTGCGAGATATTGCTGACTCACCCCTTTTATAAAACTTCATGGTGAATCTGATAGATAGTCCCAATTTACATGATGCTTTCTCTTTATTATTCAAAGCAAGAGATGTTAAAGGAAAAATTGAAAGTTTGGTGAAATACATAAAATCCAATCTCTCCACTGTCAATGCGTCTGCTTTTAGACCCATCGGTGGTGTGCGAGGTTTGGTGTATGATTCAAAATTTTCTATTTTTCAAGGTAATGTTCGGTTTAACATAGATGACGATAAATCCATCCTGAAGTGTATTTTAGTATACTTCTATCACGTGGATCCGTCTCTTCTGAAGAAAACCGCTTATAAGCCAGAATCCTTTTTCATCACAGACAACTGGAGAGAACATCTTGAGAAATGGCGAAAATATATCGACATGACAATGAACGAGTATTTGGTCGATAACAAGGATGTGGGTTGTACATACACCGAAAAGGAGATCAAGAATCATTACCCAGGGCAAAGTGATATCAGATTAATAACTCTATATCGGGTGTGTAATTCACAAGGCAGGTTAGTTCCTCTGCAGGAGTTTCTTTCTAGTGAGATCAAAGGATTTGACATCAAAACCGACGACGCTGGTCCTACCATCGTAGAAGGTTTAGGTGGAAATGATTTGTTTAAGGAGTGCTTAGTGGCTTTTAAGGATTATGTTAAACTGAACAGTTCTAAAGCTGGTCTTGAAAAGATCAAGGTCAACCAAAGATATTTTTCAGTTTACCTTGACTCCTTAAATAGCAATAACGATCTAAAAAATATCTCTGACAATCCTTTGGTTCTAGCGAAGTTCATGTTGGATTTTGACAATTTAACATCATCTACAGTTGGTTTCGCAGCTAATATTGATGCTATTAAAAAATTGGACGTGAACTTTAAGGCATTTTGTGAAAAGGTTTTTAACTTAAAAACCCGTTTAAATGAAGACAAATTATTCATAAATATGCCTAAGAACTCTGTTGTAGAAGTCCTTGGACAGCCCATATCAATTGGGAATTATATTAGATCATCAAAGATTCCACCCCCAGTGTCCAATTCTAGCTCTCTTCCTGAACACATAGATGAATTGGTGTCTAAAGCCATGTGTGATTTTATGTCGCAATTTGGTGAATTCGAAAGTAAATTTGTTTTGGACGGTCTACTTTTCGTTTTTGGTAAATTAACCACGAATGAAAAGTTTTGGCGTTCTGACAAACTCGTGTCGTTTTCAATAGACAAAAAACCGATATCATTTCGAGCATGTGATTTTAGAAGTTATCTCATCGGTTCGGTAAAGTCAAGAGATGTGTTATTCAATTGTGACAACATCATCAGACAATGGGCGAATCATAGAGGTAATAGAGCTATGAGATTATTCAAAGTGAGTGGCTTCAAACCTGGATTGTTTAGCACAGTTCCAAACATACTACCCTGGATGAGATTCGATTTCTTCAAACTGTTGTCAAGTGATTATCTTGACGATGATGAGATCAAGTCGCTTCGAACTCTACGTCTTATGACCGAGCATAAGTCGAATAAGACTAAGGCTGACGAACACAGATTCACGACATGGATCTCACAACGGTTATAGACAAATTTGGAGTAGAAAAGGTTGAAGTGTATCTTAAGTTATATAATCAAATTAGAATGGAGAGAGGGGGGGTGAGCAATTTTTTGTTGAGATTGATCGACTCAAAGTTCAAAAAATTTTTGGATCATGATACTAAGATGGATTACAATGATGAAGAGACAATTGAACTACTGCAATGTTTGTCATCATTTGTCAATATGATTCCATCTTATTACTAAAATCTCTGGATCGTTCTCATTATCGGATGAAGTAGTTTTGCAAGAAGATACTACATTTGAAATAAGAATTTTAGTGCAGCTATCAAACAATCATGGCGAGTTCGAGTGAGAATAAAACTTCCAAAGATGATACAAAAATTATAAGTGAACACGTGGAAGATGAGTCTGACAATGAAACAAAGGGTGTGACAAAGAAAGATATCGATGGTGATAACAAATCCACCTACAATCCTAGGGATCTGATCACCGCAGATCACATGGATCCAACGAAATTGAAAGACATCAAGGTCTTTTCAAATAGAGCAGATGTGATGAGTGATCAAGATGAAGCAACCTTTGCTAAGTGCATGAAAGATTTTGCAACCATAGTTTTTGGAAAAGAACCTGACGAGAAAGAATTCTTAACCTTTTACATAAGCTTGGTTCAATGTTGGTTAAACCAGAGCACGTCAATGAAGAACGCCAAACAAATGAATCTGACCAACACACTCATGCACGGTGACCAAAAGAAGACATGGAGGACGGCTGACTTTATCAATTATGTTAAGGGGAACCTTCCACACGTGCCCAACCCGTTTCGACAATACGCCAGGGCTCATGAACATGAAATTGAGATATTGAAGGCAACAGGAAAGGTCACTGTTGACCATCATCTTCAAGCGAAACATGGGGTATTACCGCAGTTTTGGAATGTTCCAGCAGATTATGTCAATGGTTCGTTAATGAACATATCCGAAGACGATTTGGCAGCCAATCTGTTGATGAAATGCCAGGCTTTGAAAAGAAACGAGAAAGAAAAGAAATATTATAACGTGTCACAATTAGCACCAGGTGGCTGTGGTAATTGATGGATAGGGAAGATTTTATAGATGTGGGATCTGATGACTTAAACACTAGGAGAAACGGTGTCCTATGGTGTCAGTCGTTCAATGCAAACGTCAACAAATTGAAGAAATTTGAATTGAAATACATATACACTGATAGACTGAATTTAAGCTTATTTACCTTGCAGTTGAAGTTTAAGCTAAGTCGTGGGAATGTGTTATATGAAATCAAATTTAATGATCCTAAGTCTCACAACTTTAAACAAGTGGGCTTAACTTGGTGGTCAAATGCGTTTGAAAAATTAGATTCCGCAAAACCGAATCGCATCGGCTATATCAGTACAATACTTATCTTTCCGGAAGGTAATGATCTGATATTTTCAGTGAACGGTTTCAGGTTTGTGAAACTCTTCAAATCTTTTGATCCAACAGATTTGGTGATATCACTCACACATCCAATCCAAGACATTCAGATTGAGAATGCTAAGGATTACTGTTCTAATCATGTACCTTGGGAGAGTGTGTTCATGTCATGTGATCTAGACAATGGAAGTATTATCCCAAAATCGGTGAATTGCTACGCCTTAGACCTTAATACGAACAATGTCAAATCTTTAGAGAAACTTGCGGCAATTGATATATCACAAGTAAAATCGAGTAAAGATCTGAATGTTCGGGAAAAGTCGGATGAGGTGAAACCAAAACCCAAACCAAAAGAGGATGATAGTACTGAAAAGAAAGATGAGAAGTCCAAAGATGGATCTGACCAAACTGAGAACAAACAAAAGAAGGAAGCCGATGAGAAGAAAAATCCATCGGAAGAACCAAAAACAGACCCAACAGTGGAAGAAAAACCTAGGGAGGTAAATTCCAAGTTGAAAGGGGTAGAAAGATACCCCATAAACAGACAAGAATTAAAGAAGGTTTTTGAGGGGGCTGTTGAGCATTATGTAAAGGGAGGTTTCAGTAGAAGTCAAGCTGAATTGATAATATTTCAGATGGGCGTCTCATTTTGTACTAGCAAAAATTCCATCGGTGATATTCATTCTCACTTGTTATGGGAAAAGGAGGATGGTAAGATTGTGAGAGTGAGAAAAGGGGAGCATGTAAAAATGTTATATTCGTTTGTAAGAACGCCTTGTAACATTGAACGTGCTATGTTGAGAATGTATAGCTCACAAATCTTCAAACTATTAAAGGATGGAGTACTTGTTCCTGGGTGGTCTCATGTTAAAAGAAGAAATTTCAAGGAGGAGTATGCCTATATGGCCTGCGACTTCTATGATTTCTCTTCTATTAAATTGTCGGAGCAAGAGAAGTTAGCGGCAAATTCGGCACAAAATTATGTCTTGTTAAAGAACAAACACAAGCGTTCTATTGTAAATGTGAATCAATTGTGGTGATAAAATGGAGTTTCCGACCAATGACATTGAACATATTCAAGAAGATGGAGAGGATTTTCCAGCAATCATTTCCAAAAATTTGAATTCAGTGTTGAACGCCATTCAGAATCACAGTCTATATGATATGATCATGTTAGACAACGCAATAGAAACTTGTTATACGTTAATAATTATGTGCCAAAAGCTTTACGAGGATGTGAATCTATATAGTGCCACAAATCCTAGGACTGAAAGCTTTAGGAACGCTAGTGTTAATGTAAACACAATATTAAACAATAAGGATAAATTGTTCCCTAAGTTATCAAGCTGGCAAATTGATGACCTGGTTAAACAATTAATTCCGATTTTGAATTTTCTGAAGGATTCAAAAACAAAAATAATGAACGATTTGAGGGTAAATAATCTATTCTCCGTATACAGAATTAATGATGTTAGGAGTTTGTTAACAAGCTTACAAACTTTCTTAACTTCATACTATAATTTTGGGAGAAATACAGTTCCTGAATTTTCATTGTATATAGATGACAGTGAGAAGTTGGAAAAACTGATTAAAGGGTATAAATCCAAAAGATACCTAACTAAATCAGTCAGGAATGAATTGGTTAATTATTTCTCAAATAATTTAGTGTATCAAATATCATTTCTATTTGATAACATAGGAATAAATATAAAACCAATAAAAAATTTTTAGGGAGAAAAACTTAAAAACACAAAAAATAAGGCGTTTTTGATTATTAGTTTCGTCTTAGAGTCTGCCACCGGCTATCAAGCTGAGAGTGGTATATAAAATCTCAAAAATAACGATGACTTTATAATTAGTTATATAGGAAGAATTTTCTATTTTTATCGAGTCGACACTCTAAAGTGTTCCAAGAGGAACCACCTTGAGTGTCTAGTTATAAATAAACTAGGTCG